CTTCTTAGTAAGGCTCAGGATGCTGAGGACTACGCACTTGCTATTGCGGTTTTTGCCCAATGCAGGTCTGACAAGTCCATAACCAGTTTTCTGCTGGACAAATGGAATTCTGTTTTGGTTACAGCTTGCAGAACGATGATCCCGCTCTGGAAGGCATCCGTGCACTCCGGAACATCGTTTCGCGGTATGAGACAGTGAAAAAGCTTCCTATTTTCACAAAAGTGTACCGCTTTTTGCTGTATTGTGTTGGAACTTCCCTTTTTGAGAAAATGGGTGTTCATTTTGATACTCAACGATTTTTCAAGATTGAGGAATCTATCATTAAGAAGGAGTTTCATATGGGACCAGATTTCATTCATTGTATGTTGGATACCATTTTGTACGTCACGGAAGTTGGGTATCAGTGTATGGTTACTGGATCTATTGATCCTTTTTTTCACCACGAATCTACCTATGACCGTTGGATCCAAGAAGGAGAGAAATTGCGTGAACAATCACAATACATCTCTAACCCCGAACCCCATGGTTTCACAGTGTTTGATTTTCTGAACCGGTTGGATGACAATATAGAGAAAGGTCAAAGTATTGCCAAATTCATCGGTAAATCTGATCCTGCCTCTGCATTGATCCGACGACTTTTGTCTGAACTAACCCACATTCGGGCCTCGTGCCTGACAAAGAGATTGGCTCAGCAAGAGCGCAAAGCGCCCTTCTCTGTGCTTATCCATGGTGGATCTAGCGTCGGAAAGAGTTCTTTCACAAAGTTGCTTTTCTATCATTATGGCAAAATGATGAATCTGCCAATTACTGATGAATACAAGTACACGCGGAATGCCTTTGACAAGTACTGGACCAATTTCAATTCTAGTCAATGGTGTGTGCAGCTCGATGATATCGCATATCTGCACCCTAACAAGGCGTCAGATTGTGATCCCTCTCTAGTTGAAATGCTTCAAGTGGTTAATAATGTTCCGTATGTTCCCACTCAAGCCGACTTGGCAGACAAGGGGCGCACACCAGTCCGCGCCCGGTTTGTCATTGCTACCACCAACACTGAGAACCTCAATGCTGAAGTTTACTTTTCTTGTCCATTGGCTGTACAACGGCGACTCCCCTTTGTGGTGTCGATCGAACCTCTGCCACAATATCGGAAGGATGGTGGTCCCATGTTGGATCCATCTAAACTCCCAGTGGTTAAGGAGGGTTCCTACCCAGACTATTGGAAAATCACGGTTAAGAAGATCGTTCCTGCAAGCTCTGAGGGTATTGTGAAGCATCACATCGGACAAACTGCGGTGGCTATCAAGATACATGAATTTGAAAGTGTTATTGATTTCCTCGCGTGGTTTAGTGTTGAAGCTCGTAAGGCAGATCAGGTTCAGGACAAAGCTATGGACTGTGACGCCACGATGTCCAATGTGGAGTTGTGCAAGCATGATGTTCCCGTGAGGGATTGCACTTTGTGTTCCACACCCGGAATCCGGGTGGAAGCTAGGCAGGTGGCTCCCCCCTTACCCACAGATGAGGTCACTCTTCAGGATGACGACATTATTGACTTGTTATCACCCGAAGGACCTACAGGCCCCCAACCAGGGGCCCTTACTGTGTGGCAACAGAGGGTCTACGCCAATCAGCTTGCACGTGATGACATTGGTGACAGGGTTGATCAGTCTGAAATGTGGTTCATCATTCGTGAGATTAGCAAAATGGCTTTCCCTGCGAGATGGGTTGCTACATGGTACTTCTGGATAGTAGGAACCGCAACCGAGGATTCCTGGAAAGGATTCTTTGCGGGTCTTCTTGCTAGCTGTTTTTACGGCAATTGGTGGTGGTTTATCATCTGGAGCAAGATTGTCTACTGGCCCGAAACACGACGCATTGCCATGCACGTATTGGGTAGAAGAGTGTACCGAAGGATTCGCACTAAGGAAGCTGTTTTGTTTTCTGCGTCCATCGTCATGGCAGTGACATTGCTCAAGACCTATCGTGCTGTGAAGGCGTTCTTTCCCGAACCTACCATTCAGAGTGATGTTGCTGAGGTTGGGGTAGCACCTGAACCGAATCGTGACAAGCATGAAAATGTGTGGTACAAAGACAGCTTCGAGGTAACCCCATTTGATGTACCTGCTAGTAGCGCTTCTCGGCGCTCATGGACACAGGATGATCTTGTCAAGCATGTATCTAGGAACTGTGTAGCGTTTAAAGCTCGCGTCCGCGTGGATGACAATGTGATGCGCGAAAAACGTGGTAAAGCCGTGTGTATAGGTGGAAACTTTTACATGGCTAACAATCACTGTTTGCCATGGGACGGTTGTGAGTTGGAGATTATATCACAAAACTCTAAAGATGGCGTTACATCGAACACCACTTGTTTGATCACACCTGATCAACTCACCCGTTACCCAGATTTGGACCTGGTATTCATTCAGATTCACGCTCTGCCCCCCAAACGGGACATCCGTGAAATGTTTGCAAAACAGTCCTTTGAAGGAAGGTTTGATGGTGAGTACGTCATGCGGGGTTTAGATGGGGCTCTTACTCGGAATCGACTGAAGGCTCCGGCCTATCAGCGTGACTTCAAGTTTGAGGAGAACGAAGTGAGTATCAAGAGTCCAGTCTGGCGTTCCAAATCTGAGAGACTCACTGAGAATGGTGATTGTGGAGCTCTATTTTGTGCGACTTCCACAATGGGTCCTGTTTTGCTTGGAATACATGTTCTTGGCTCGACGAATTCCTCGTGCTATGCTATTTCAGTCTCCCAAGAATTTTTGCTCAATCTTCCATTTAGGATTTATGGTGCTACATCTCCCACATTGCAAGTGGGTGATTACAAGCAAGTGTTGGTTGATCTTAATAAGAAAGCTACGGTTCGCTACATCAATTCTGGCACAGCAACAGTCTTCGGATCTTTTGCTGGTTTTCGAGGAAAGATGAAATCGAGAGTGCGACCAACACTTATGCATGGTCAGGCAAAGCGCGATGGTTATGTAGCTAATACTGGCCCTCCTGTCATGAACTCATGGGTGCCCTGGCGTCTGGCTTTATTGGATTTGGTTAATCCGGTCACACACATAGACCAAACTACGCTTAACCATTGTGCTGATATGTACTTGAATGAAATCTTGATGGGTCTCACCGAGGAGGATATCAAAGAGATCCAAGTCTACAATGTCACTACTGCAGTGAATGGGTGTCCAGGACTTGCTTATGTGGATAAAATGCCTCGCAACACGAGCGCTGGGTTTCCGTTTCGCAAGTCTAAGAAATTCTTTCTGACCGCAATGGAACCTTTTGGTGAGTACACGAACCCTGTGGAAGTTACTCCTGAGATTGTGGGTGAGATGCAAAGCATAATCAACAAATACGAGAAATGTGAGCTCTACCACCCAATTTTCACAGCTTCACTCAAGGATGAACCAGTTTCCTTCAAGAAGATGAAGGAGGGCAAGACGAGAGTTTTCTGCGGCGCCCCCTTACCATGGTCCCTAGTTGGACGCATGTATTTTCTCTCCTTGATCAGAGTAATTCAGCAAAATCGGATCCTGTTTGAGGCAGGTCCGGGCACGGTTGCTCAATCTGTGGAGTGGGGATTCATTTACGACCACATTGCTGAGTTTGGCACTGATAGGATCGTGGCCGGCGATTACAAGTCGTTTGACAAAAGCATGCCCCCGGGTGTGATTCTTGCGGCATTTGGAGTACTGAGGGGCCTCATGGTTAAAGCGGAGTGGCCAGAAGAGCACATCCGTGTTGCCGAGGGGATTGCTTATGATACAGCATACCCTATGGTTGACTACCATGGTGATCTCATACAGTTTCATGGTAGCAACCCTTCTGGACACATTCTTACAGTGATTATCAATTGCTTGGCCAATAGCATATACTGTAGATACTGTTTTGCTAAGGCTAGTGATGACGGATCATGTGCAACTTTTCGCCAGAACGTTCACCTGTACACTTATGGAGATGATCTTATCATGGGTGTAAATCGCGAGTGCACATGGTTCAGCCACACTGTTATGCAGCGTGAACTGCAACTAGTCGGAATTGGTTTTACCATGGCCGACAAGGAAGCAGAGAGTGTCCCATTTGTTCACATGCGCGATGCAACATTTCTTCGACGAGCTTGGCGCTTCGATCCTGATGTTGGCAACTACGTGTGTCCCTTAGAGCACAATTCTATCAACAAGATGCTCACCATGTGTGTGGAATCAAAAACTGTTGGTCCAGAGTTGCATGCTCTTGCTGTCATGGAGACAGCACTCAGAGAGTACTTTTGTTACGGTCGGAAGGAATTCGAGACCAGAAGGGAGATGTTCTTGTCCTGGGTAGATGAATTGGATTTGCATGCATACGTTGAGAGAGAGTTTCCCACATGGGACTCTCTTCTAGACGACTTTGCGCGCAACTCCCTACACAGGACACAGGTGCGTGGGCTGCCTGCTGAAGAAGCTCAAGAATTGGTTTGCACAGAACCTCACCAAAATCTGAGCGTGGATGGTATATCCCCTAGCAGATCTGGTTTCGCTGACCCCTGCTCTGTACAACTTGCTTTCAAAGAACAGAACGATGCACACAGTGGAGTGTGCCAAAGTTGTGCTCCTGTACTGGAACAGGAGCGGTGCGTGGTGAACCCAGAACCACAACATTTCTTCCTGCAGTCAGGAGATGGAGAGATTGGTGCGTTGAGTGCACCTGGAGATTCTATAGCGGCTACCACCGTTGAATTTCTGGATGAGACTCCTGGAACGAGCTGGTCAATCGAATCGCAGGGTACGTCACATCTTGCTGATATGCAGCCCCAAGTTAATCTTGCCCAGTTTCTTCAGAGACCCGTGTTGATTAAATCCCACATCTGGTCCCAGACAGACACATCACCCACTGCAGCAACGTGGGATCCTTGGCATTTGTTTTTCAACAGTGCTCCGATCAAGAATAAGATTAACAACTACTATTTGATTAATTGTAAGTTGAAACTCAAGTTCGTGATCAATGCTTCCCCTTTTTACAGTGGGGCGATGGCTTTCACATACTGCCCTCTCCAGACACTTACTGGCAACAGTATCGTGTCGGATTCCGCTGGTGGTGAGTTGATGTTGCACTCTCAACGCCCTTTGGTGTGGATCTTTCCTCAGACTTGCGAAGGTGGAGAAATGACTCTCCCGTTCTTGTATCACAAGAATTGGTTGGATCTTACTGTGGCTATCGATGTCCAGGCTATGGGTACAATAACCCCCTGTTTGTTTGCACCTCTCGCTTCTGCCAATGGGTTGACAGGACAAAGTGTGACTATCAATGTCTACGCTTGGGCTGAGGATATCAAGTTGCATGCTCCAACTACCAAGTTAGTGCTACAGGCTGATGAATTCGAATACAAACCAAGTCAGGTGGCTTCGAGCGTTGCGTCTGCTGCTTCTATGCTCTCTCGCATACCCCTCATTGGTGCGTACATGAAGGCCACGAGTGTTGTTGCTTCATCTGTTGCATCTACTGCTGCAGCGTTTGGGTACACTAATGTTCCCAATATGGATACAGTGAGTTACATGAAGCCTGTGGTGTTTCCCCACAATTCGTCGTGTGAGGTGTCCGTGCCCATGGATCGCTCTGCTGTTGATCCAAAGAATGAGGTGACAATCGACCCCCGAACTGTTGGCCTAGATGGCAAAGATGAGTTAAGCATAACCAACATCGTCTCCCGTGAGACGTGGTTAGGGAACGCTATCTTATCTTCCACTGATGCGGTGGACGCTCTGACCCTGGTCTCCCGGGTTACTCCTGCTCTATCTTTTTCCGCTGGAGCAAATGCGCCTCGCCAAATGACCCCCATGGCCTATCTGGGAACGCAGTTCAAATATTGGAGGGGAGATATTATCTTCCGATTCAAATTTGTCTGTACACGTTTCCATAAGGGCAGAGTGCGGATTACATTCGATCCAGTCAACAACATCTCGACAACCGTTCCTGATTACACAACAGTTTTCAACGAAGTGCTCGACATTGGTGCTGAACAGGATGTGGAGGTGCGAGTGCCCTATTCTCAGGCTACCACGTATCTTTTGACGAGCAATGACACTGGAAACTACAATCTGTCTGGGTCTCCTTTGTCTCCCAACACTCTTTTGGGGAATGGCTTGATCACTATGAGGGTGGTAAATCCATTGTCTGCACCATTGGCAGTGTCGGCAATCCCAGTCATGGTGTTTGTGCGTGCTGCTGAGAATTTCGAATTTGCTCAACCAGACAATAAGTTCAATACGTTCTCTGCAGCCTCCCCATTTGTGTTGCAGTCGGCTGAATTGAGTTACCCCATCGAACCAAAGCGAGTTATCGTTGGAAATAAGGCTACTCAACCGGATCCGAATAGACATCATGTCCATTTCGGTGAGGCGGTTGTTTCGTTGCGCCCTCTAATCCATAGACTAGCACATCAGTTCACTGCGAGAATTGCAACTTCCAGTGGAACCTTTGTTCTGGGGCCATATCAATCTCGCCGTCTGAAGTACCCTGGCTATGTGCCAACCTCCTCTCCATGGTCAGCTAATAGGATTGTTGGATCTGGCACAGCTCCCTATGTCTTTGTGCGTATGGGCATCCACCAGATGGTCTCTCTCCTTTTTGTGGGCGAGAGGGGTAGCATCACCCACTCGTATTGTGTCGAGAGCGGGCGTTTGGGAAGACCTTCCAATGTTCAGTTGAAGAGGCACAATGGTACGCTCGTTAGTGGGAGCTATGTCAACTCTGAGGCTTACAACACGGCCTCTGCCAGCGGGGTGGCACGTGCGTATCAACGCTTCATCACTGACGAGGGAGCAGGTACTGCACTTACTGATGCGGCGATTCAATCGGGTATAGTTATGAATTTCCCATACTATTCACCCTTCAATTTCCAGTTGGTATCACCCACCAAAGCCCTTTATGGGCAGGCGGAAGACCAGTCGAATACTGACAATGTTCAGCTAAGTCTGACGTACGAAGATCCACCGGAGGATGTTGCTTGCCGAGTTAATGTGTGGTCGGCCTACGGGCCCGACTATAACTTTTTCTTCTTCAAGAATGTTCCCTCGCTGTACTTGTACGTTCTACCGCACTCGCCGTAGGCATGCGTGATTAAAGAAGTAACAATGTTCTTCTTCTCCCATTTTGGGTCTTTTTCTTTAATAAAGGTTTCTTGTGTTGCGACACAAGACAACGATCGGTGCAGCCGACCCTTTTCCTCGATGAGGTTTTTAAAACCGTTAGGCCGGA